CTGCTTAAACTCGTCGGCGGTCATATCGTCGAAAGCCTCCTCGGGTATTCCCAGTAGCTTAAATTTCTCTATCCATTTCTCAATAGGGTCTAAGTCGGAGTTGGTTTCATAATAATTAACTGAGTCGAACTGCTTTACTGTCAACTCGTCTACCGTATTTGGTAGTTCAAATTCTTTAAATTTTAACATAACTGTAATTTTTTTACGAAAATAATAAAAAAAAACGTGTTTCAATCCAATAAAGTTAGATGGAAGACTTACCAATCTTTGAAGCCTCTATTGATAAAGAATATCAAAAAGGCGAGAATGAGTTAGGAATGGACGAGATAGCGTTCACTTCTGACCCTGCCGTTATGGTTAAGGGAGTAGCATTTAAGTCCGATAAAAAGGAACTCTTTGCGGATGCTAAGAAATACCGCATAACTGCTCCTGCTATGATCCCTATGGACATCTACAGAAACGATGAGGACGGAGAGTACGAGTTAAGGTTTACGGAGGAGACTATCGAAAAGATACACTCAAAGTTTATGTCTAACCTTAAAAACCAAGACCTATTTAATGTAGAACATTTTAGTGACGAGAGAGCACCTGCTTACATCTTAGAGGCTTGGATAGTAGACAAACCTAAAGAGGATAAGGCTTACTCTACTTTTGGTATTGAAGTACCTAAAGGAACTTTGATGTTAACGGCTCAAATCACAGATAAGGAGTTCTATAATGACATCGTAGAAAATGAGCGTTTTGGTTTTAGTATTGAAGCGTTCTTGGCTTTAGCAGAGCCACAAACAAGTAAACAAATAAATAATAGTAATATGTTACCTGACGGAACTTTTGAATTAGACGGTAAAAAATACGAGGTTAAGGATGGAATCATCACACCTGTAGAGTCTGAGGAGGAGGAAGTCATCGTATCCGAAGAGATGTCCGAAGAGACAACTACAGAAGTAGTAATGGCAGAAGAGCCTACTGCGGAAGTAGAGATGGAAAACGAAGAGGAAACTAAAGAGGAACAAATGGAAGAGCCTAAAGAAGAGGAAATGGCTATCGACCCTGCTGCTGACTCTGAGGCTATCCTTGCTATCGTTGCTCCATACGTTGAGGAGAAGATGGCTGAAGTGCTTTCTCTAATTGCCGAACTTAAAGAAGAAATGGGAGAATCTGTAGAAGATGCAGCTACAGAGGATGCCGAAGTAGAAATGACTGCATCACATAAATTTCACAACTTAGTTAAATTCTTACAAAATGGCTAAAAAGTACAAATTTGATTTGACGGTTGATAGTACTGCTCTACTACAGGCAAACCCTACAGAGTTTTACTCACGTCTATACGGAATGGAAACGGCTTCAAGCAATTACCGTGTTCTTCCAGGAATCAAGAACAAAACAAAAATTGCTAACGTATTATTCGACCAAGTAACTCAGGACGCTGCTTGTGACTTCGTTGCTACAGATGCTACTGTGTCTGCTATTGAAGTTGACGTATGTCCATTGATGCTTAACGCTTCTGTTTGTCAGTATGAACTAGAGCAGTCTTGGTTGGCTACTGAAATGGCACAAGGGTCTAATTCAGACTTCTCTGTAGCTTCATTTATGGCTTACTTCTGGGAGCAAATGGCTAACAAAGCACACGAAGAGTTTGCTAAACTTGCTTGGCAAGGAGATTCAGCGGGAGCGACTTCTACATTCCTTGACCTTTGTGATGGTTGGTTGAAGCGTCTTTGTGGTTTGTCTCCAATTCGAGTAGAGCAAGTTGCAGTTAACTCAACTAACGTAATTACTCAGCTTGGTCGTGTTATGACTGCTTTGCCAAATGAAGTAGTAGTTAACGCAGGAAACGGACTTCAATTTAAAGTATCTCCGAACGTTGCTACTGCATACCGCATCGCTACTGCTGCGACTAACACAATCAACAACGTTACTCAGTCTTTGGGTCTTACGTTCTTGGATGTTCCAATCGTAGTAGAGTACGGCTTACCGGCTGATACGATTATCCTTTCAAGCAAAGATAACTTCGTATTCGTAACTGACCTTGAAGGCGATATTGATTCACTTGAAGTAGTAGACTTCTCTAAGACTACTCTTGACCGACGTATCGGAGCGAGAGCAGACTACAAAGCAGGATTCTACATCACTAATGATGAGCAAATCGTACTACACGGAGCGTGTACTGCATCGTAAACTAAACTAATAACGAAGGGAGGTGTGATTCCTCCCTTTATTTAAACCCTATTAAAATGGCTAATTGTACTACATTAGAAGACATAATCAAAGGCTGCGATAATAATATCGGGGGGATTACTGCGGTTTACGTAAACGATATGGAGAATATCTCAGCAATTACAGAAGACGATGCTACGTGGACTGTAACGGCTATGACTGCTTCTCCTAGATTTCAAACATTTGAGTTCAGAAGAAACGTAGGTAACTTTACAGAGGATTCTGCTATCGACCTTATCAACGGATCTTCTTTCATTACTGCTACTATTAACTTAATGCTACACAGACGAGAGGCTTCTGTATCTCGAGCATTAAAGATTTTAGGAGAAGGTCAAAGAGACCTAGCAGTAATCGTTAAAGACTCAAACGAGAAGTACTGGTACTTCCCTTATGCTCAGTTGACAACTCTTGGAGAGGGGTCAGGAACTGCTAAAGCAGACGGGTCTAAATACTCAGTTGTATTAACTGCTGAAAACGCACACCTCGCTAAAGAAGTGGACTCAACAATTATCTCAGGATTACTTGAGCCGATTTCTTAATCTTTTCTCATAGCTTATAGAGAGGGAGGCTTAACGGTCTCCCTTTTCTTTTTAAAAAAAAGTAGGTTGTAATCCAAATAGTTTAGTATGATATACATCAACAAAGATACTAGCAACGTATTTGTATTGACTTTAACGGAGGAGGCTACAGAAGTTAATCCTGTTTGGCTATTTAAGTTTACGTGGGAGACTGACGTAAATGATGTAGCATCGTTGTATTGGATAGGTACAGATACTAGCCTGTATGACTACCGATATAATTACTTTACTTTGGTAGAGGGAACGGATGTAACTTTCAGAATAGGTCAATATAAATATGAGGTTTACGAATCTCCTGAGGGGAGTAGTCCAACAGACGAGACAGGACTTACTTTAGTAGAGGAGGGTAGAATGATAGTAAACGGAACAGGAACGACAATATACGATTAAACGAATCGACTAATGGGATTATTTAGTAACAAGACAACATTTAAAGCAATAGAGATAGATCAACCGACAGACAACTATAAGTCTTTCTCTACTCCATTTCAGAAACTACCTACGGGTAATTTATCACTTCCTTTCGTTTACGATAGATACGAGACTAGAGGTTATATTCCATTTGGCTCAGATAACCTTTATCCCCAGTACCTTAATCAAACCTATTTTAGTAGTCCTTTGCACGGTGCTATTGTAGACTTTAAGACTAACGCATCTGTTGGTGGTGGGTATAAGATAGACCAATCTAAACTATCTGCAAAGGAGCGAGTAGCTTTATACTCATTTGAGAAGCGTCTAGTATTGGATAAGTTTATAAAGACTTTGACTAGGGAGTATATTGTTCATAATAGAAGTTACTTCCTGATTACGTTAAAGGACGGAGAGACAAAAAGCGTTAAGCACGTAGACGCTGCGAAAGTTCGAGTAAACAAAGACAAGACTCTCTATACGATTGCTCAAGATTGGACGCAATACCTACAGACTAAAACTTATAAGCCATACGATAAGACTTGTAAGAATGGAACGTACATAGTATGTTTCGAGGAGCAGTCATTAGGTCAAGACATCTACCCACTACCACAGTACACAAGTGCATTGAATTACGCTTACTTGTCGGGAGATATGAGTTACCTAGCTAAGTCGAATATTCAAAATAGTGTATTCCCTAGTTTTGCTATTAAGTTTCCTAAGAAGCCACAAAACAACGAGGAACTCGCACAACTCCAAGAGACCGTAAACAAAATGAAAGGAGCGGAAAACGCAGG